ATAGCAATGCCAGAGGATAAGAATACCCTAGAGCTTATTAGTTCAATTACAGAATTTAATGACCTTCATGAGTATATGAAAGATGAAAATTTAGACAAAGCCCTTGCTGTGGTTGTTAAATTATTGATGAATCCAGAAGTTCCTTCTGCTAAAGCCCCTATCTTAATTATTGAACTTCAAGCAATGTCAACAAAATTTGCAATGATGGCCTCGGTTTATTCAACAATTATGAAGGATAAAGCTGGATCGGTAAATAATAATAAAAAAAATATATACTATTCAGCAAAAGAATCTATAGATAAATTAGTAGATGCCCTTAAATATGTTTTTAGGTATAATTAATAATGGGTAGAGAAATAGTTAAAAATCTTAAATTTAAAAAGCATACTGGTAAGCACTTTGACCCAGAACTTTTTGCAAAACTAATAGACGAATCGTATCGTAATACTAAACGTGCAGATGGAGAAATGACGAAAAAGTCTTTTAGCCCAAGCTCTCTTGGCTATGGACATGGTACTTGCCCAAGATACTGGTATATGGCTTTTTCTGGTGCAATGTTTATTGATGATAATGATTCTGTTGCAGTTGCAAACATGGCGCAAGGAACTCAGGCTCATGAAAGATTACAGAATTTAATTAAAACAATGCCAGAATGGAAGGCAGAAGAAGAAGAGATAGTTAATGAGTATCCTCCAATTCGTGGATTTATAGATTTGATAATGGAATATGACGGTGAAACAGTTATTGGGGAAATAAAAACTGCTAAGCAAGAAGTTTGGGATGCAAGGCAATCGGAAATGAAACCTACAACTAATCACCTATTACAATTGCTTACCTATATGAAACTTAAAAATGCTAAAGAGGGATTCTTTCTGTATGAAAATAAAAATACCCAAGAATTAATAGTTATTCCAGTTTCTATGAATGAAAAAAATACTGCAATTATTGAAGAAGCTTTTTTATGGATGTGTGAGGTATGGGATAATTTTAAAGAAGGAGACCTTCCCATGAGGCCAGAAGGTGCAACAAAATCTAAAATGCCGTGCACCTATTGCCCAATTAAAAAAGAATGTTACTCAGGTCTTACTGGAACAGTTCAAATAGAATCTTATAAGGTGCCTAAAATATGAAATGTGCAAACAATGAGTGTACTAAAAAGTTTGATGCCAAGACTCATAATCAAAAATATTGTTCTGACGAGTGCTGCAGGGTTGCAACTAATCGTAGAATTATGGAAAAATATTATGAAAAAAAGGCAATTAGAAATGGAGCTCCCAGAATTTGTAAAAAATGTAAAACTCAGCTAAGCAGATATAATCAGGCAGATGTATGTGCTGGCTGTGAAAAAAGAATAAGCAAAGAAAGTAAGCTTGCGATATGGAAAATAATTAGTGAAATTAACTGACCTAGTTAAAACTAAAGCTCATAGAGTTTTAGGAATAGATGCATCTACAAACTCCGTTGCTTTTTGCCTCATGGAAAACAATAATCCAATTAAATGGGGTAAAATAGAGTTTGTTGGGGCAGATATATTTGAAAAAATATATGATGCTAAAAACAAAATGCATTCAATGCTGGGTCAATTAAAATCAGATTATATTGTTGTTGAAGGTGCCATCCTTGTTAGATCTGCTGATGCTGTGATAAAATTATCTTATGTTTATGGAGTGGTTATTGCCGAACTTATGTCTACTGGCGCTAGTGTTATTACTATATCTCCGAGTTCCTGGCAAGCATACATCGGAAATAAAAATCCCACTAAAGAAGAAAAGGCGGCAATAAGATTAAAAAATCCAGGATATGCGGATTCCTGGTATAAGAATCAATTAAGGAATATGAGAAAGCAAAGAACTGTAGATTATTTTAATAATAAATACAAGTTATCTTTAACAGATTTTGATGTAGCAGATGCATTTGGCATAGCTCATTATTCTAATGAGGTGTTGACTAAAAGATGAATTGTGAACATGTATATAAAAATTTAGGACCTGGTCCATGCCCTAAATGTGGATTAGAAACTCACACCATTGACTGGAAGAAACAAAACAATATGATGAAGCAATGGCATGAGGACAATCCAGATGCTGAATATGAAGGATGGATGTCAATATGAAACTATACCAAAGCCATCCTTGGCTATACAGAAGATATGTTGTTCAAAAGAAAACAGTTACAGAAATTGCTATTGAATGTGGCGTATCTCCTATGACTATACAAAGATATTTAGACCAGTTTGGATTAATTAAAAAAAGATGAATATAGGATATAAGCTTTTTCATTTACCTAGAGATCACGATAGAAATAAATTAGTTGAAAAAGCCCATTCTAATTTACTTAAAAATATAAAAATATTAAATACAGATACTATAAAAATATCATCATATAATGATTATCTTAATTTTAAAGATAGCCATCCAGATTTTAATATAAATATAAATGGATATAACCTACACAATGAGCAAGGTTGGAGATATGGAGAAGTTGGTATCTGGGCCAGTAATTGGTTAGCATGGAAAAATTTTATTAATTCTGACTATGATTATTTAATTTTAATGGAAGATGATATAGTTATATATGATAACTTTTTTGAAAAAATAAATACATATATTAAAGAATGTCCAGAAGATTTTGACGCTTTACATATATTTTCTCCAACCGATCAGGACTATAAACATAATATATTGCTAAATGTATCTGAAAACATATGCTCGTCATATCAAGATTGGTCCTGTGCCTGCTATATAATAAATAAAAATGGAGCTAAAAGAATGCTAAGTTTATCCAGCCAAGGCATTAATCTTCCACTAGATTGGTTTATGTTTAGGCAAAAAAATTTATTAAACATATATACTATTAATCCAAATGTAAGTAAAATATGCATGATAGAAGAAGTTGAATCAACATTTCAATTAAAAGAAAGCAGGAAGATACTAAATGGGATACTCTGATCCAGAAAATAAACCATGGGCTCAACAAAAAATATCTGAAATAGATCCAAAACTTATTCTAGATGTTGGTGCTGGGCAAGGTGTGTATCTTAACTTAATTAGGGCGGCACTGCCAGAAGATGTTCAGGTCCATGCTGTAGAAGTCTGGGAGCCATATATAAAAGAATTTAATTTATACAATAGATACGATAAAGTATTTCATAAAGATGTTAGAGATATAGAAAATTTTGAGTATGATTTAGTTATACTTGGAGATATTTTAGAGCATATGTCAGAAGAAGATGCAGTAAAAGTTTGGGATAGAATATCTAAAGATGCCAAATACGCAATTATATCTATTCCTATTATTCATTATCACCAAGATGCTATCAATGGAAATCCGTATGAAGTTCATGTAGAAGAAGATTGGGATTCAGAAAGAGTTTTAAAAACCTTTAAAGGAATTAAAGAGCACAAAGAATTTGCCGTAACAGGAACATTTGTTGCTAAGTTTGATAATGAATTTATTCCAAAAACTATTTGGCAAACCTATAAAGACCCATTTGTTGATTTACAGCCTTACATGCTTGAGTCTATAAATACCTGGAAGTCTTTAAATCCAGATTACGAATATAAATATATGGACGATAATCAATGTAGAGAATTTATATTAAAAGAATACGGACAGGATTGGCTAGATATATTTAATTCTGTACCAGTAGGCGTAATGCGTGGCGATTTGTGGAGGTATATGATTATATATAAATACGGCGGAGTATACTCAGATCTAGACACAGTATGTAACGAACCTATTTCAAAATGGATGATAAATAAATATAGCATGATAGTTTGTCCAGAAAATGATAGAGATTTTTGTCAATGGACATTTGCGGCAGCACCAGGACATCCATTTTTAAAGTCCGTATTGGATCATATTAAACAAAAATTAACTAATCCAGACTATAATAAACAGCATTTTGTTCATGAAAATACTGGACCGACTGCCTGGTCACATGGTATACTTAATGCCTTAAATATAAATCATGGATTTAATTTAATTGATGATTATCAAAAAATTAATGATATGCAAGCTGCTAAAGAAAATAGATTTTATTTGTACGGCGGGGAAAGATGGAGGATCTTTCATTTTGAATCAGTAAAGCATATATATGGAAGTCAAAATTGGAATGACGGAAGTTATGTGCAATGGATTCAAGACCCATTAGTGAAAGGTAAGAGATAATGCCAAAACCAGTATATGCAGATAGTAAACACTTTACCTATGATGAATTGTATATGCATTCGTTATCAGCGCCGTCTGGCGGAAAAATACTATCATCTTGTATTGATATAGCCCAAATGCTAATTGAAAAGAATATATCATATGGAGACTCAGCTTTAAATCCAATAAGGATATTCTCAGTTGCCGATTCAACGGAACAATTAAAGGTTAGAATTGATGATAAATTAAATAGAGTAAAAAATAATCAAGGATTTGCTGGAGACAATGATATTGATGACCTAATTGGGTACTTAATATTATATAAAATAGCCAAATCTAATTGACATTTTAGTCAACTAGAATTATACTCTAATATATGGAAATTGAATTATCAGATCATTTTGATCGAATGAACAAGGTTGTTAGCGAATTGCTTAAGGGCAATAATCCTACCAGCATTGCCGCAATTACTGGATTACAAAGAAAAGAAGTAATTGAATTAATTGATGAGTGGAAGTCTGTTGTTCATAATGATACTAGCACAAGAGAGCGGGCCAAGGAAGCTATTTCTGGTGCAGACCAACACTATGCAATGCTCATTAAAGAGGCTTGGAAGACCGTAGAGGATGCCGATCAGGCAGGACAACTAAATGTTAAGGCAACTGCTTTAAAGCTTATTGCAGACATTGAGGGTAAAAGAATTGGAATGCTTCAAGAGGTAGGCCTATTAGATAATGCAGAGATTGCTACACAGATTGCCGAAACAGAGCATAAACAAGAGATACTTATTAAAATATTAAAAGAGGTAACAGCAAGTTGCCCTAAATGTAAAATGGATGTTGCTAAAAGATTGTCTCAAATTACTGGGATAGTTGAACCAATAGAAATCATTGAGGAAGTAAGTGGATCTTAATTTTAATGACCTTATTGACATACTTGACGGTGAAGAGTTTGATGAAAAGCCAGTCGATCTAAGAACCTTTGTAAGGCATCCAGACTATTTAGGTTTACCAGAATTATCAGAATATCAATATACTTTAATTGAAAAAAGCTCACAAATTTATAAAGAGTCCACCCTAATAAAATTATTTGGAGAATCAGAAGGAAAAATACGGTTTAAACAAACTGCAAACGAGATTGTAGCTCAATTAGGAAAAGGTTCTGGAAAAGATTATTGTTCTACAATTGCAGTTGCTTACACTGTATATTTGTTGCTGTGCCTTAAAGATCCAGCAGCTTATTACGGCAAGCCGCCTGGAGATTCAATAGATATAATTAATATTGCTATTAACGCACAACAGGCAAGCAATGTTTTCTTTAAAGGATTTAAAACCAGAATAGATAAGTCACCTTGGTTTATTGGTAAGTATACCGATAAAGCATCAGAAATTAAATTTAATAAAAATATTACAGTTCATTCAGGCCACTCAGAAAGAGAAGCGTGGGAGGGTTACAACGTAATCATAGTAATCCTAGATGAAATTTCAGGATTTAGTATTGAAAATACTACTGGTCACGATCAGGCTAAAACTGGCGGTGCGATATATGATATGTATAGGGCATCAGTTGATTCCCGTTTCCCAGACTTCGGTAAAGTAATTTTGCTCTCATTTCCAAGATATAAAAACGACTATATA